ACCATAATGCAACAATTAATTTAAGTGGTAATACTTCTAGTGTAACATTGACGCAAGATAGTAGTACCTCACAAAACTATTATCTATATCAAAACTGTACACAGGCAAGTTGCTCAGCAACTGTGACACAGAATTAACATACAGGAGAGAAACAATGTATGAACTTTATAGCCTAAAAGAAAAACTTTATTTTTTATTATGTGGACTAATTATCGTGGGATGTGTCGTATGGGTAACACACATTGCTTGGGGATATAGAGTTATTAATCAACAATGGGACCAGGAATTTACTACACCAAAAGAATTTTGGAGTAAAGTGCCAAGGGGTATTAAAGGATAGATATATATTAATATGAAAAAGATTTTTACTCATTGGGCATTTGCCTTTGTTACATTATTTGCTCTCACATGGGTAGGTTTACAAGACCCTCAAATCAAAGAGATATTGAGGTTGAAATCTTTTGACTTACATTTTCAAAATCAAAATCCAGAAATATCACAAGACATTGCTATTGTTACAATAGATGAAAAGGCTATTGAAAAATATGGTCAATGGCCATGGAAAAGAGATGTGCTTGCTGATGTAATATTAGAATTAAGAAAACAAGGTGCTGGTGTAATTGTATTACCTATTTTATTTTCAGAACCAGATAGATTAGGTGGAGATGAATATTTTGGCCAAGTTTTAAATGACAATTTTGTAGTAATTGCACAAACAGGTTCACATCAAACACAACAAAACGGTTACCCTAGAGGTGTTGCAAAGATAGGTAATCCCTTAGAGTGGTTATTTGAATGGCCAGGCATGGTAGGTCCTATACCTGAAATAGGAGATAATGCAGCTGGTGTAGGTACAACAAATGTATCTCCTGAAATAGACGGTGTTGTAAGAAGAATGCCTTTACTTATGAAAATAGGTAATGATGTTTATCCTAATATTGCAATCGAAGTAATTAGAACTGCTACAGGTGACCCTAGTTATCAAGTTAAATCAGGTGACGCAGGCATAATTGCCATGAGAGTACCAGGTTTTGCAACAATAAAAACGGATGCAAACGCAAGAATATGGTTGACTTGGAACAAAGCATATCCTTCTATATCAATAGCAGATTTAGGTACAAACGAATTTAGACTCGCAAATAAAACAGTTATTATAGGAATGAAAGCAGAGGGACTTGGTGGTGTGATTGCTACACCTAATGGAAGTAATTATGATTACATAGCAGTTGCTTCAACTTTACAAACTGTTATAGATGGTGTCAATATTGAAAGACCTGATTTATCATTTATTATAGAATTAGTTGTTGCCTTTTTAGTAGGAAGTGCTATAATAATACTCACAAGATTTACACCATATTATGTGGTTGGTGGAATAATGGTTGCCTTTTCAACAGCGGCTGTATATGGTACAATTTATTTCTTTGGTAAAAATCAATTAGTAGATGTTACTTGGATTTTAGTAACAATATTATTTGTAGGATTGCATAGTATATTTAATAGATTTATCTTAGAATTTAAACTAAAACAACAAATTAGAAAACAGTTTGAATCTTACCTTGACCCTCGACAAGTTGCCATATTACAAAAAGACCCTAGTAAATTAAAATTAGGTGGTGAACGAAGAGAAATGTCTTTCTTATTCATGGACATTGTAGGATTTACACCTATCTCCGAATACTATAAAAATAATGATGACCCCGAAGGACTTGTACAAGTTATAAATGATTACTTAAATAGAATGAGTAAGATAGTATTAGACAACGGTGGTACAATTGACAAGTACATGGGTGATTGCATAATGGCCTTCTGGAACGCACCCCTAGACTGTCCTAATCATGCGGAAATGGCTGTTAAGACAAGTATAGAATGTGCTAAAGAAACGGCAAGATTAAAGAAAGAATTTAAAGATAAAGGACTACCAGACATAAACATAGGTTCAGGTGTAAACACAGGTACTTGTATCGTAGGTAATATGGGTAGTGATATGAGGTTTGACTATTCAGTCATTGGTGACGCAGTTAACTTAGCTGCTAGACTAGAGGCTGCAACACGAAATTACAAAGACAAAAAAGGTAATGTCGTGGCTACATTATATTCATCTTATACAATGGACCAACTTAAAGATATTAAATCTATAGAAGTTGACAAAATTAAGGTGAAAGGTAAAGAAGAACTAATTACAATTTATAAACCTGTGATGGAAAAGGAGGATGCTTAATATCATATAATTTTCTAAAATAAAAGGAGGTCTTTTGACTAGATTACGACAGAGAAAACTACATAAAGTAATTAAGAAGAGAGTAAGAGCCGACCATAGAACACGATTATATTTAATTTTTTATAGTTGGGTTTTAATTAGAAAACAAAAAGATAGAAGGAGAAGAAGAACTTTAAAAAAACTTTGGAAAGAAGATAGATTAAGACAACTGAAAAACGGAGGTATTCCTTTGGCAGCCTAAAATCATAAATATGAAATATAGGACAATCTAAAAAAGGTGCCTGTTTACACAGCAATTCAAAGTTATGTTTAAAGTCCTATTTCAGCGTCCAAAAGGATAGATAGTTTAATGGAAACAACAGACATAAAAATACAATTAGAGGGTCTAAAAAAAGATATTGAGAATATCAGTCATCTCAATGGAAGATTAGACACAGCAATTGAAAAGTTAACAGATGTATCTACATCCATTAAACAGATGTTAGCTGTACACGAGGAAAAAATATCCAGACAAGAACAAATAGATGAAATTATTTTTGATAAATTAAAAGAACGAGCTGGTGAAATTGATACTGTCCATAGAGAACTAAGTAAAGAAATTCAACAAGTAGAAAAAAGATTATTAATTGAGATTCGTCAAATGAAGCTTGACATTGGCGGAAGAGTTGGTATACTAGAGAAGTATAAATGGTTGGTATTAGGTGGTGCTATAGTCTTAGGTTGGGTCTTCTCGACAAATTTCAAAACCATTATAGAAATGATGTCATAGGAACTGGAGTGCTTTTAATCAAAAAAAGCGCTTAAAAATTCTCTGGTATTTTTTTATGCTGGAAGTTTTTCCACCATTGACAATATTATGTGTTTAGTGTATATTAGAGTTTGCTATGTCGAGTTATATTGATTTAAAATTTATTAATGAGTTAAGTGCCAGATTGTCGCAGTTTAAAAAGAAAGGCGACTATTTGTTCAACTTTAGATGTCCACATTGTGGTGACTCTAAAAAGAACAAAACCAAGGCAAGAGCCTATCTCTATAGAGTAAAAAATGACATGTTTTTTAAATGTCATAACTGTGGTGAAGGACAGAGTTTTGGAAATTTACTAAAATTTTTAGATAATAAGAAATACGAACAATACTTATTAGAAAGATATAAAGGGTCGGCACCCTCCACGCCTCAGCCGAAGTTTACTGACTTTAAACCTAATTTTAAAGAAGTAAAAATATTAGATGGTCTTCAATCTGTTTCTGATTTGAAAGAAGACCATCCAGTAAAACAGTATGTTTTAAAAAGAATGATACCCGAATCATATCATTCAAAATTATTTTTATGTGATAAGTTTATGGCATTTGTGAACAAAGCAAAGCCAAATACTTTTACTCATACAAAAGGTGAACATCCAAGATTGATTATACCTTTTTATGACACAGACGGTAAAGTGTTTGCTTTTCAAGGCCGAGCTTTCGGCAAAGAACAACCAAAATATCTAACTATTAAGTTAGACGAGAATAAACAAAAGGTTTACGGTTTAGATACTGTTAACCTACAAGAACATATTACTATAGTCGAAGGACCTATAGATAGTATGTTTTTAAATAATTGTTTGGCGGCCGCCGGTGCAGACTTGACAATAAAGGTAGAACCTGATAATGTAACATACATATTTGATAACGAGCCAAGAAACAAAGAAATTATAAAAAGAATGTATGATGTGATTGAAAAGGATTATAATGTGGTCATCTGGCCAGATGATGTACAACTGAAAGATGTAAATGATATGATTATGAATGGTATGACAAAGGCAGAGGTACAAAGTATTATAAGTAGCAACACCTTTTCAAAATTAGAAGCGTTAACTAAAATGAGTTATTATAAGAAATGTTAGGAGAGATTAATGGTAAATAAAGAAATATTAAATGTACAGAAAAGAAACGGAAGAGGTACTGAACCTCTTAACATTGAAAAGATACACGAAATGGTGGAATATGCATGTGAAGATATTTCAGGTGTATCATCATCTCAGGTTGAGATGTCAAGTGGCCTACAATTTTATGATGGTATGACCACAGATGAAATTCAACAAATTTTAATTAAATCAGCTTCAGACCTTATCTCATTAGAAAATCCTAATTATCAATATGTAGCGGCTAGATTACTTCTTTATAGTTTGAGAAAACAAATTTTTCGTAAATTGTGGGACCACCCACACATTTATGAACATGTGAAAAAATGTGTAGATATCGGAGTTTATGATAACGAAATCTTGAATTGGTATGACAAAAAAGATTTTGATAGAATGGAAAACTGGATTACACATGAAAGAGATTATGATTTCACATATGCAGGCCTAAGACAGGTCATTGACAAATATTTGGTGCAAGATAGAAGCACAGGTCAAGTATTTGAAACACCACAATTCATGTACATGATGATTGCAGCTACTTTATTTGCCAAATATCCAAGTAATAAAAGGATGAGTTATGTTAAAAAATATTATGACGCAATTTCAAAATTTAAAATCAACATTCCTACTCCCGTTATGGCGGGTGTTAGAACACCTATTCGCCAATATGCTAGTTGTGTGTTGGTTGATGTTGATGATACTCTGCCTAGTATTTTCAGTAGTGATATGGCTATTGGCAATTATGTTGCACAAAGGGCTGGTATCGGTATTAACGCTGGGAGAATCAGAGGTATCAATTCGAGGATTAGAGGCGGTGAAGTCCAACACACAGGAGTTATACCTTTCCTCAAAAAGTTTGAGTCAACAGTTAAGTGCTGTACTCAAAACGGTGTTAGAGGTGGCAGTGCAACGGTTCACTTCCCTATTTGGCACAAAGAAATAGAAGACATTATTGTTTTAAAGAACAATAAAGGGACAGAGGATAACAGAGTTAGAAAATTAGATTATTCAATTCAGTTGTCTAAAATATTTTATGAGAGGTTTATAAATGATGAAGATATTACATTATTTTCTCCACACGAAGTACCTGAACTCTACGAGGCTTGGGGCTCGCCTGAATTTGATGAACTTTATAAAACAGCTGAAAGAAAAACCAGCGTCAGTAAAAAGAAAGTGTCAGCACAATCGTTGTTGTTCGACATGCTTAAAGAAAGAGCAGAGACCGGAAGAATTTATATTATGAATATTGACCATTGTAATACTCATTCTAGTTTTAAAGATAGAGTTTACATGTCAAACTTATGTCAAGAGATTACATTACCTACAGACCCTATTCAACACATTGATGGAGAAGGTGAGATTGCATTATGTATTTTAAGTGCTATCAATGTTGGTAAATTAAATTACCTTGAAGACTTAGAAAGTCTTTGTGACCTTGCAGTAAGAGCTTTAGATGAAATTATTGACCATCAAAGATATCCTGTCAAGGCTGCCGAAGTATCTACAAAGGCAAGAAGAAGTTTAGGAATTGGTTATATTGGTCTTGCACATTATCTAGCAAAACTAAAATTAAAATATAGTGATAAACAGGCGTGGAAAGAAGTTGACGAATTAACAGAGGCATTTCAATTCTATCTATTAAAAGCAAGTAATGAAATTGCAAAAGAAAAGGGTCAATGTGATTATTTCCACCGTACAAAGTATTCAGACGGCATCCTACCAATTGATACTTACAAAAAGGAAGTTGATGAACTTTCAGGCAGAAAACTGTCTATGAAATGGGAACAACTCCGTAAGGATATCAAAGAACATGGGCTAAGACATAGCACCTTATCAGCTCAAATGCCGTCTGAATCTTCTAGTGTGGTTTCAAATGCTACAAACGGCATTGAACCACCTAGAGATTATTTAAGTATTAAAAAATCTAAAAAGGGTACTTTAAAACAAGTTGTGCCAGATTATAATAGATTGAAGAACCATTATACTCTTTTATGGGATATGAAAGGGAATGAAGGATATATAAATATCGTTGCAGTAATGCAAAAGTATTTTGACCAAGCTATTAGTGGTAATTGGTCTTACAATCCAGAAAATTATGAAGACAATCAGGTGCCAGTTTCAGTTATGGCTCAAGACCTGCTGTCAACATACAAATACGGTTGGAAGACTTCTTATTATCAAAATACATATGACGCTAAGAAAGACCTTGACGAACCAACACATCCGGTTGGTTGGACAGATAATGTAGAAGAAACTAAACCAACTACTTTGCAAGTGGAAGATGATGAAGCTTGTGAAAGTTGTACTATATAGAGTACAGGAAAGGGCTTTATGGCATATTTGTGTGTCAATACACCTCATGTTGATGTGTATGTTAAGAAAGAGTATCTATATGATGGTAATAGAGGACACGGTGAATTAGTTGAGGGTGTATGGGTAACGGCTAAGTCTATTCAAGGTAGAGCATTATATTTTGAAACATATATTCCAGAATATGGTGCTTTGTATGATAAGTTACCGATTAGTGCATTTGTATGGAAAAAAGATTATGAAGGAGAAGTGCCTTTAACAGAATTACAGTTATGGGACTGTTTTAGTTATGATATTGCAATTATTGAAAAACAAATGCTTAGTGGCAATCAATGTAAATATTTGTCATCAAGTAAAAAATGGTATAAGGGTTGGTACATGTTTACACTAGACAATGCTAATTCAACAAATTTAGAAAGAAATGTAACTTATAGTGAAGTACCGTCACAACATAAGTCATTTAATATTTTAAAGTTAGAGAACGGCTATTTTGCAGCTCAACCTAACAACAGAGTAATATTCTATGATAAGAGTTATACTCCTAGCGAGTTGAAGTTTCCAGACTTCAATGTGTCCACTAAAGAGTATAGTGTAGAATGTGAACAAAAATGGACAGCAGGTGATGACGACAAATTTTTTTATGATTTAGAGGAGAGAAAAGAGTAATGGCTAAAAGCGTATTCAGTAAAGAAAAAGGACTAGACTTCACAAAACAACCTATGTTTTTTGGTGAGGACTTACAAGTACAACAATATAGTGATATGAAATATCCTATATTTGATAAATTAAACCAACAACAATTAGGTTATTTTTGGAGACCAGAGGAAGTTTCTTTACAGAAAGATAGAAACGATTATCAAGAACTATCTCCTCAACAAAAGTTTATTTTTACTTCTAACTTGAAGTATCAAACTATGTTAGATAGTGTACAAGGTAGAGGTCCATGTTTGGCCTTTTTACCATTTGTATCTAATCCTGAATTAGAAGGCTGTATTGTCACATGGGATTTCATGGAAACAATTCACAGTAGAAGTTATACATACATTATTAAAAATCTATATTCACAACCTAGTGAAGTATTTGACACTATTATTGAAGATGAAAAAATTGCAAATAGAAGTAAATCAGTTACACAAACTTATGATGAATTGATTGACTTAGGTTATAGATGGCATTTAGATAAGAGTAAAGTTGACCTTTACGAACTTAAAAAGAAAATGTATCTTGCAATGGTAACTGTAAACATTTTAGAAGGCCTTAGATTCTATGTATCGTTTGCTTGTTCATTTGCATTTGGTGAACTTAAATTACTTGAAGGTAGTGCAAAGATTATTTCTTTTATTGCAAGAGATGAAAGTCAACACCTTGCAATGTCACAAACAGTTATTAATAACTGGCATGACCGTAATGATGACAAAGATATGTTAAAGATTAGAAAAGAAGTAGAACAAGAAGTTTACAAAATGTATGATGACGCATTACAGGAGGAAAAGCGTTGGGCGACACATCTATTTTCTCAAGGAAGTATGATTGGATTATCAGAAAAACTGTTACACCAATTTGTAGAATACATGGCGAACAGACGAATGAAAAGTATCGGACTAGAGCCAAGATACGAACAAAAATCAAACCCTTTACCATGGGTAGACCATTGGTTGAATTCAAAGGGTACACAAAACGCACCACAAGAAACAGAAATTGAGTCCTATGTTATTGGTGGTATTAAACAAGATGTTAAAAAGGACCAATTCAAAGCATTTAAACTATAATGGAAAAAGCAATTAAAAAGTGTTCCTCATGTGAGACTAAATATACCGTACAATGGGATATTGAGGAACAAGATTTAGAACCTCTTACATGCCCATTTTGTGGATTTGAGGTAGAAAATGAGGAAGACCAACCAGAAGAAGTCTGGACTAACGAAGACGAAGACGACAATTGGGATTGATTATAGTTTAACAAGTCCAGCTGTATGCTTAGATGATGGAAACTTGATGTTTTATTATCTGACAAATAAGAAAAAATGGATTGGTAAAATGAGTGAAGATATAATTGGTTACGAACATAAAGAGTGGACTGACCCTATACAAAGATTTACTTATATATCTGATTTTGTTTTTGATATTATCGGCTCGCTTGTTAATCCTGAAATTTACATTGAGGGTTATTCTTTTGGTTCTAAAGGCCAAGGTCTTTTTCAAATCGCTGAAAATTGTGGCATACTCAAATATAGACTTCTTGAAAAAGGCTTAACATATAATACCGTTGTACCAAGCGTTGTTAAAAAAGGTGCTACAGGCAAAGGTAACGCAGACAAAGACATGATGTACGAGGCATTTGTAAAAGAAACTAACATTGATTTGAAACAAATATTTGATACAGAAAAAGTAGGTAACCCTATATCAGATATTGCAGATAGTTATTTTATACAAAAGGTTGGTTATGGATTACGCAAGTAAAGAAGACGCAATTATTTTTCCTTACATAAAAAGTTTATACACAACCGGCAAAATTATTGATGTTGGTTGTAAGTCTGGTAAATGGTCACTTATGTTGAAAGATACAATACCTGAAGAAAACTGGATTATGTTTGAAGCCATCTCAAAATTTGTAAAAGACTTATCTAGGTTTTATAAAAAATCAGAATTGCACAATGTAGCACTTTCTGATGTAAATGAAGACGGAAGAAGATTTATTGTAGATAGAAAACATTATGGCCATTCTTCATTTACACACAACGGCAAAAGTGATTTAGAAATCAGACATGTTAAATGTCGAAAATTGGATGAATATAATTATAAAGATATATGGTTTATTAAAATAGATACTGAAGGACACGAACTACCTGTACTTAAAGGTGCAAAAGAAACTATACTAAGAAACAATCCTATTTTATACTTTGAGTGTTACCATAAAATAATGGATTTACAAGATTATAACCAGAAAGATATATATGACTATATAACTGGATTAGATTATAATATAACAAATATTGTAACAAAAAATGTGTTAAGTTATGAGGAGTTTAATGAACAGACTTTTTCAGATAAGACGACATTACACAACTTTATAGCGAGGAAAAAATGAAAAATGTAAAAGGTTGGTGGTTGCCTGAATGGGATAATCACTTTGAAAAAATGATGTTGCCTGTAGGTAATGATTGGGCTTATCAACAAGAATCCAGAGATTATGCTTTATCTTTTGTTAAGAATTGGAACATTGCATTAGATATTGGTAGTAATGTAGGTTTCTGGTCAAAAGAACTTTGTGATAAATTTAATACAGTATGGGCATTTGAACCACATCCAGAAAACATTGATTGTTACAGAAAGAATTTAGAAACATACAGTAATTATCATTTAGAAGAAATAGCTCTATCAGACCACCAAGAACAAGACGCTGTGTTATGGCAAAGTCCAGATGAAAGTGGTAATGTCAGTTTAATTGCTCACGGTGTAGAAAATGGCAATTCAATTAGAAAATTAACAGACCATTCTAAACTAAAAAAACTAACTACAGATGTTAAAATGTTAGATGATTATATTGGTGAGTTTGAAGGCAAGAATATTGACTTTATCAAAGTAGATTGCCAAGAACACGAAAAAGAAATTACACAAGGTGGTTT